TCGGGACTATCTCTTAACTCGTCCCGCTTTGCCTTTCAATTAGGGTCATAAGACTCATAACAAGTCTTATTGCTTTCGTTCTTAAACGCCCTTAATATCTGTTTTCTATTTTCACCATCATCACGATATGAGCAATGTACCCAACCCGAATTAGGTTCATCTAAATTGTGGAATTCCAATATCATCTGGTCAAACTCACAATTCTCTGAAATCCACTTTACTAATTCTGCATTACTTAATCCAAACACCTCGAAATCCGCCGCCTGCCCTTTAGCGTGTTGGGAATTTTTGCTCGAGCCTATGGCCTCGCACAGGTCAGGACTACGATACCCGCTAGATACGGAAACTACTTTACCATAATGGTCTCTAACCTTTTGTAATACATTTTCACATAATGCTTTTAAGGCATTCATATGGTCTTCGTTAGGGTTATTATTAATACCCTTACGAACAGCTGTTTGTGAAGCTGTCATTTCTTTTAGACTAAAATTAGGACTTAATTTCATTTAATTTTTCCTTTGCTTTTAATTTAAGTTTCTTTGCGTCTTTTAACAATTGCCACGAAACGCTACCTCTATCTAATCTACGTTTCTGCTCTAATATCTCAACCTCTTTTTTCATTTCTTTATGTTGTTCTTTTAGATTCATATTAATCCCTTGTTATTTTTAGCAACTTTTCTATTTGCGCCTTAATTATTGGCGTTCTATTTGGCCAATGTATATAAGGTTCATCACTCTTCATTAAATTGTAAAGAAATGGTAATATTAATTTCTCTACATCTTTAAATCTTGTTTTAATTTCTTCATCACCTATCTCTTTTGATACTGATTCTTTATCAGCAACAATTTGCATAACTTCATTCATCATAGATTTTATTGATGATACATCTGATTTTACTTTTGATAATTCTAAATTTTGATTGTCAATAGCTTTAGGGTCTATTGTCTCCTGTTGTGGCATTTTACTAACAGGCGTCATTCCCCAATCATCATCTAAATCAAAACCACGCATATAATCTGGTATATCTTTTGCCATTATTTTTTACCTCTTCTTTTTCGGTGTTTTTCTATTACTTGTTTTGTTTTTAGTTGTTTGATTGATTTCTTTCCATACCTATCTGCTAGAGCACTTTGTGGGTGTGCTTCTGCAATTCTTGATAAGTTATCTTTCCAACCTGAGTCTGTTTTTAGGCCTCCTGTGCCACTAACTATATTTATTGATTTAATAACCTGTTTTATGTGCTTATTTTGTTCTAAATATGTCTCTCTATCTGACATTGACATATACTCATCATACACTTTACCTGTCTTTGTATTCTCAAAAGTATAAGTTGGCATTACTGATAACTCGCATATACAACAAAGACAAGGCACATTATAAAACATATTGCTAATGTATGATTACCTAGATTCCAAGCACTAGAACCAACCGTATTAGGATTTTTAGGGTCAATCATTGCCTGTTTTGTTGTTAAGTTCTTTTTAACTAATTTAGGACCTTGTATTATATCATTACCATATTGGTCTTCAGTTTCAAATAATTGTGGTTGTTCACTCATAGACTTGGTAACTCCGTTCTAAAACACCATAACTCAAATATATCTATTGCAAATATATATCCTAGATAAAATGTTCCTAATAGTATAGCCGCTATAACTATACCAGTTATTAAGTAAGGTGTAATAACACCCCACAAATATCTTAACATATCACTCACTATTGTTGACTCTTAAAAGGGTCTTGTTGTTCAAAATATTTTTTGATAACATCAAGTTGTTCCTTGTATCTGCCAATCGAGTGTATTTCTTTTTCAACAGATTCTATAATATCAGAGTGTTCACCAATCATTGTTGAGCTTTTTAATGCAACTTCAACATTTGCTTTATGCTTGGCTATTTTACCCTCAGCGTGTTTCTTTAACGCCTCAATCATATTTTGTCTGTTATGCTCTTCTATTGCCATTTTTTTTCTCCTTCAATATTCTACCATAATTAGGCCAACCGAATTTATCAGGTGACTCACCTACATAACGCCATCTTATAACGCCTGTGTTAGGATTTCTTTCGTAAATTTTATGTTTAGATGTATTGTTCTTCTTCATTACCATAAATTTTACCCTCTTTGTACCAATCTGGTACTTTTGCTGGACTTTTCCAAGTAGCAAATCTTTTCTTCTCTAGTATATAGTAGTTTCTATAACTAGCTACTGCGTCACCATCAACTTTACAATATTCAGGCATTGCTGGTTGTGGGTCAGTACCGATTTTATTTATTTTTGCATTTTTAGGTGGAAACTTTAATAGTTCACCTAATTTTTGAATTGTAATATGGTCGTTTGTATGATTATACCTTTTTTTATACTCTTCATTCAAAGCCATCATATGTTTATATAACCACATATAATTATAAGCAGACTCAAATAACCATATTGTGCTAGGATGTTTTACCCAACCTGCTTTGTATAGTAAGGCGTCTATATTTTTATTAGGGTGTTTCCACCTTTTAATTCTACGACCATTAGCAGTTTTATCATACCACTCTGTACCATCTTGTACTCTATGGCAAGTAGATAATAATTGTGCCGATTCTAAAATCATTTTGACTACGTGTTTATCACAACTCATTTCAGCTGCAACTACCGGGTCTCTATGCAAATAAAATATATTCATTAATGTATTGCCTTCCTAAAATAATCCATCTTATCATACTTTTCACATAATGCTTTGAAAGTATTATACCAAAAGTTTTTACCCCAATCAGTATTTGCTTTCTTACATCTATCTTCAGCGCTTTTAATACGCCTCATCTGTAAATCTGGATGGATTAGTTTATTAATATCATCTGTCATAATCATTAGTTTCATTATACCTCATTATATAGTTATTGTCAAGCTTTATTTACCTACATTGGCACCATTAGTGATAACGGTTCGCAATAGTGAAAATTTAGGGTCTGTCCAATCTAGCTTTTTCTCACATTGTATATCTGAAACACAGGTTGTTTTCATACAACCCATTAACAGACTACTTATTGCTAGTAGGATTAATATTCGGGTCATTCCACTCCATTATCTGGTCTAGTTTGATTCGTATTGCGTCAGGATCCAGACCTAAATCCTGAAGTTCTTTAGTTCCCATTTTTCTAAAAAAGTCTTCATAGTCTCTATTCTTTAAATCTCTTTTACCTAATTTATCAAAAAAGTTTTTATAAATTTTTTGTTTATCTCGGTAGTCTTTCGCTCTAGCTTTTGCATTAGTAGCTTCTCTTTGCCAATCTTTTTGGCGTTTTGCATTTTTCTTTTCTTCGTCTTCAATTTTCTTTTTCTCTGCTCTGGCATTTTTCCAAGTCCTTAATGATATGTTAGCCGCTATCAATAGTAATACTGCCAATGGGTCAAATACAAATATTAAAACCAATATTACACCTCTTACAGCGTGGTCAAAATAATCTTTTGCTTCATCACCATATATTAATTCTGCAATATATTTTATAGGTCCTACCTCGGCCTCTATCTTATCTTGTTCTAATTTTAATTCTGATTTCTTTAATGTTAGTTCACTTATTTTATCACTAGCATTATTGATTGACAAGTTTAATTCTTCTCTCTCTTCTTTTTGTTTCTTACGTTCTTTTAGACCTCTTGATACATATTCTTTATCTATATAAACGTCAAGAGCCTTGTCTAATCTATCTAGTGTGCTTTGTGACCTTTCAATAACCTTTTGTTCTTGTTCAATCTGTTTATCTATAAGTTCTATTTTTATATTATTACTTGATGTTGGTTTTACCTGGTCAAGGTGTGCTTTTGATAAGAAACCAAAAATACCCATAGATGTTATAAAAATTAATATAATAACTGCAAAAGTTAAATACATTTTTATGGAGAAAGGCACAAAACCATTACGCCAATTATTATATAACCAACTAGCAGCGACCAGTTTACCAACCTCTAGGGCACTTCCCATAGCAATGATTGGTACAACTGCACCTGCAAATAGTGTCGCTAAACCTACAATAGAATAGCCAGCGGCTATAACAGATATAGATATCGCACTAAAAAATGTTAATATTATTCCGAACATAGTATTATTTATTACTCTTTAGATGATTGTAGTTTTTCAACTTTGTTCATCATATTAATGACTCTATCTGAATAATCTTCGGTTGTAGAAAACGCCGTTAATGTTTTGATAAGTTTTTTAGAGTCTAACTTTTGATTTTTTGCCCACATAGCCGCTCTCATTTTTCTAAAGTCTTCGTATGCTGGGTGTTCATTTAATAATCTTACATATTCTTTTACAGAATCACATTTAGTTTCAAAAACTCTCACACCCCAACCTTGCCACTTTTCTACGCCTAATGGTAATAGGTGTGGTGCTGTTGATTTAAATACTCTGATACCAAATAGATTGTTTGCCTCTTTGGCAAATCTTGATTTACCCCAACCAGATTCTAATACTGCCTGACCTACAATCATTTCTATTGGCACTCTTTTATCTGATGGTGTTGTAAAATTTAAATAGTCAACACAATAATTTACTGACTCAACAAATTCTTTTCTATTATTGTATCTCATTTCTGGTGGATATAAACCTAAACTTTGTGCCCATTTAGTATGCTCTTGTCTTAATTGTTCATTTGCCCATTTCTTTGCTAATGGGTTAGGATAAAATGTACCTGCGCCATATACAATTGATAATATTAATACAGACCATAATATTTTTTTAGTCCACGACCAGACAAATGGTAATTTCTTATTTACTTCGTTTTTTATTTTCTTTACCATATTACCTCTTTATTGCGTAATATTCATAACCTAATATAGTGGATGCCTCTTGTTCACCATACTCTGACCAAGTACCAATTTCTATTGGTCTCATACGTTTCTGTACGAACATAACGTTTGGATTATTTTTCATAATCTTTGCCATTTTTTTAAATATTTTTTCTGATTGTTTTTCGGTGAAATTAGCCGCTACGTCTGTAGCCCAATTACCAGTATAGTAGCATAGTTTTTTTTCTTTGCTATCTTCAAACCTCTCTAGTTTGATAGGCACATTATTAATAATGTGCTTTAAATGATGGTCTAGTTCTTTTGTCTTTCTCATTATATAAGTTTCCTCTCACTTTTTATAACCCTAAACCAAGGGTTTTGGCCTTCTTCTCAAACGACCAAAACAACTCATTATGGTTTCCTGTGTCGCCCAAATTTTGCATTTGATATAGGTGTACCATTTCGTGGCACAACGTATCAAGAAAGTATTGAAAGTTAGGATATTTTGGTAACATTTCAAGATGATATCTTCTAGTACCTTTTCTCTTCCACTCCAATATGTTGACTTGACCGACACATTTTTGTCTCGCCAAGTTCTTGATTTCAACTTCGTTAAATGGTGATAATTTGCCACCAAACATTCCTTCGTTGATGACTTTAAAATATTTTTTGATTGCTTTATAGGTAGTTTTATATTGTCTCTCGCCAGAAGCATTTACACCTCTTTTGATGAGTTTTTTGACTTTGAGTTTTTTACTTGTAAGTTTTGGCATAGCTTATTTACATTCATAGGAGCTACCTTCAAGTAATTTACATTTATATATTCTATCTGATTCTTGTCTCAATTCTGAAGCAATACCTTCAAGAATATAGGGTAAATGTTTTTGTATAACAAGACTCATTTCTGTAGCAAAGTTGTATGCCAACTTTTGCATTTCAGCTTCTAAAACTGAAGTGTCAACAGAACCGCCACTCACTTTTGTTTGTATGATATGACCTATAACTGCTTTGTTATACTCATTTGCGTCTGCTCTTGTAGCGTTAAATATGGCATAAGACCATATATAAAACACAAAGAACATAAAAATCAACTTTTTCATAATGTATTTCTCCTATATCAATATTTATAGGTTAAGTATATACTACCGGGTGCGTTATGGCAACCATTTTTTTTATCAAAAAAGCGTGAAAAATAAGGGTTTTTTGTGAATTTTGTTCTATTTTTGTTCTGGTTTTACAAAATTATCGTCCCAACCAAACGCTTCTTTGACTACTGATTCACTCAATCCTTTGTATACCTTATTCAACTTCTTGTCTTTCATATCAAGTAATACCTGTGCCTCTTCTTTTGATAGGCCTTCAAGCATTTGTATATACATTGTCTCTTTTTGAGTTTTGGTAATTGTGTTATCAGCGCCATCAACAAAATGCCATAGTCTTTGAGATTCATTTCTCAATAGAGTATGTTCAGTTCCTACTGGTGCTTCGTTAGCCATATAAGGCGGTGTACCACTAGGTAGTGCCCATTTAATTTTAGGGTCAAATGCACCTTTTAAAACCATTCTCAAAGAAGGCGAGTCATATTCTTGTAATACTGCTATCTTCTTTGGTTTGTCTTTTGCGTTATTTACTTTAGTTAGAATTTCTGAAATTAGCAATTCACCTGTACCTACATTACCAGTATCCATATTTGCTTTAGGCATAATACCTAATCTTTGTTGGTGTTGCGATTCCATAATTTTTTTATCATTGTCTGCCATATTGTTCTCCAATTCGTATTCCTATTTATACTTCTTTAAATACTTCTTTTTGTACCATTTGTAAAACGCCTTATCTGTAAAGATTTCTGCTATTTCTGAAGCTGGTACTTGGTCACTTCTAATACAATCTGCTAGTGATTGATACTCATAAGTATCAACTTTTCTGGTCATTGGTTTATTTTTTACTGATTCTGCTAAGGTCATAACT